CTAAATATGTTGAAGCATCGTTTGCAGAATTAGAAGCATTGTTTGCAAAATTACTTGCATTAGATGCGTGATTGGCTGCAGTATTAGCTGAGTTAGATGAGTTGTTAGCAAAATTAGAACTGTTAGAAGCATGGTTCGCAGCTGCATTAGCTGAGTTTGTAGCAGATTGTGCATCAACAATTAAATCCCATTTAGCTACATCAGCATTAGAACTGATTGGAGTTGTACCTGTAGAAGTATGAGTTGTGTTACAAAGATATACGTTATTGTTAGATGAGTCTTTTACAATATCTCTGGCATTGTATGTAACACCAGCACTCCATGAACCTCTGTTAGTTCCAAGTTCTTGTGTAACTGATAATTCACCATTCGTATCAAATGCTAAAATCTTATTAGCACGATCTGATGCACCTACTGTAAACTCTGTAGATGTCATTGTATTTGTTTTAGATAATTTTAAAGATCTTGTTACTTCTTCTTGCAACTGTTGAATTGCCATTGTTGCTCTGTCTAAACCTTCTTCATGCGATTCAGCAGGGAATGGATCGTTAGCAATATAATCTATTGCTTGTGTTTGTGGAATGTTACGTCTTAATACAACTGTCTGAGTAGATGTTGGAATATTACCAGCTGTAAATATAACTGATCCACCACCAGAGTTACCTGCACCTGTTACTGTATAGTGAGTTGTAATTGTTTTAGTTGTTTCAGTTCCATTAGCTGAACGTATAATTACTTGAATATCTGAATCTTGGAATATCTTGAATGTATAACTAAATGTTGTAGTTGAGCCATCGCCACTATAACTGTTCTTAACTGTAGTTGAAGATATTGTCATATTTAGAAACCTTTAAACAAACTTGATGGTTTTGTAAACAAAAATTCTTGATCTCCATTTTTTTTCATTTCTCTTTCCATTTTTCTAAGATAACCAGGTGATAATGTTTCCATCATTTGATAACCAATAGCATAATCAAATGCTGTTTTAATATAAAATAAATTTAAAAAAGGAACATTTCCTACAACTGATTTATATGCTTGTCTTTGAGCAGCATCTAATTTTCCTTCTTTAATATAATCAAATATTTTATATGCTTTTGCAGCTTCTGATATTACTGGACCAGCTATTGTAGCAAGAATACCAGCATTATTTTTTGATTCTTGAAATAAGAAATCACCATAAATACCTAATCCACCACCTCTTGCTGCAGAAGCAAACCAAGTTTTTAAATCTGTTGGATCTTTTGGAGTTTTTCCTTTTAATATATCTAATACAGAATTTGAAATATAACCAAAAATTGTTGCACCAATAAATAAATTTGCAATACCTAAAATTCCTTCTCCAGTTCTACCAGCTTTTATTGCAGCTAATTCTCTTCCTATAGATTTTTGTGTAAATGCTATAGCAAATCCTTTAAACTGTCCCATAAATCTTATAGCTTCACCCATTGGAGTTCCAGCTAATAATCCTTGTTTCATAAAAGCTCTAACTCTTGCATCAGATTCAAGAACAGCAAATGAAGATCTATCTACAAATATACCAGTTACTTGTGTTTTTAAATTGTCTTTAAACAAATCAATTTGTCTTTGACTTGGATTTTTTATATCCATCAAAGGTAATATTTCTTTATTTGTTAGATTTTCTATATTACGAACAGAAAAAAATTCAGTACCATCTTCAGCCTTTTCAACATCCATTTTTCTAATAGTATTCCAAATTTTTTCATCAATACCAAAATGAGTTATTAATCTTTTAAATTTGTCATCTAAATTTACAAATGTAGTATTTCTTTTATTTGCAACATAATTTCCTAAACCAAGAACAGAACCTTCTTTTAAAGAATCAGTCCACCAACGAAGTAAGTTAAGTTTAAAAAATGTTCTTTGTATTTTTGTAAATCCTTTATTTAAAACATCTCCAGTTGAATAACGACCAGCTAAATCATGAGTAATATTATCATTCATAAATCCCAATTGTTGAGCAATAGCTATTCTTCTTTCTGAAGATTTAATTTTAGATAAAGCTAACATTGCTTCTTGTACACCACCCAAATAAGTTTTACCTTGCCATTTTAATTCTCTTGCATAGGTATGAACATCTGTAAAAGAAGATATAACCGCACCTCCTAATTTAGTCATATTAGCAATTGATCTAGTTATTGCTGACCATTTAGCACCACTAAAATGACTAATCATATTTACTCTTCCAGTTACTTCATCTAATTGATATTGAAAAACTCTTTCATTATCTTTAATTTTTTGAGTAATCTTTTCATTTTTTAATAAATTTTTAGCAACTAATCCTTTTATTGTGTTAAAATTTTCTTCTGGTTTAGTTCCTAATACATTAATTATACCAATATTATTAGCAGATCTTTGTAAGCCAAAGAAAAAAGATTCTCTTAAATTTCCAAATCCAAATTTTTTATTATAATCAAACCAATCATCAGATGTTTTAAATAATAAAACTCTTTTAGCGTTCATATTTTTTGTAATATCTCTTGAACCATAAGATGCTGCAGAGCCATCTGTAATAATATGTTCATTACGAGCTAATGAATTATAAACATTATTTAAAAATTCATCTTTATTATCAAAACCACTAAATGTTTCGTCTTTTAATTTTGGAGTAATGTATTCTTTCCATGCTTTTAAATTTCTATCTAATCTACCATCTAAATCATCTGATTCTTTTCCAGATAATTCTTTTAATACCTTTGCAGCATTTCTTATTTGAAATGGATCATGAGTTTGTCTTACAATCCAACCAGGTAATTTACCTATATTAGCACCATTATCATTTAATTTTTTTCTTATAGATTCAGAATAATCTGACATTATATTTGCTAATTTTATAATGTCTTTATTTTTTTCTGTTATTTGTTTTCCTTCGCCTAACTCCCAAATTGTTCTAGATAATCTTCTATCTATATCTTCGTTTGCTGTTGAAAATAATTCAACTACATTATTTTGTCTTAATTTTTCATAAAATGCAGATGATAATTTTCTATATTCAGAAAGCTGAGAAAGAGCAACAGAAGCACGAGATCCTGCTTTTTCTAAATTGCTACCAACTAATATAGCTGATAATCCTTCTGATTCATTACCTTTAAAATCAATTAATACTTTATCTACAGCTTTTCTTATTTTAATTTCATTTTCAATAGCGTTTCTTTCTTTAATCTTTTTAGATATTTGTTGTTCTTTTAAAACTTGATTTGCCAATTCATCTTTTAAAGTATTATCAAGATTTTCTAATTTAGCTTCTCTTTGAGTTTTTCTAATATTATCAATAATATCTGCTGCTTGTTCTTCATTAACATTACCTCTTTTTAAAGCCTGTGCTACTAAATCAATACATTTATCTTTTGCCATAATTATACGTTGTTAATACAGTTAATACCATCAATGATAGCATCTTTGATTTCTTTTTGTTTTTCAGAAATTTCTTTTGATTCTTTTTTAGAAGTTTGTAATTCTTTACTGTCTTCAATATCTAAATCTTTTTGTTTATCTTTTAAAACATTTAATTGATCATCTAAAGATTTATTTTCTCTATCAATTATTGTTTGATCTAATTCTTTTGTTTTTAAAGTATTATCTAATTTATCTAATGTATTTTGTTCTTCTGTTTTAAATTCTTGTTTACCAGCACTTTCATTTATTGGTTGTCTTGAAGATGTTTCAAGAGTATTATCAACTGAGTTATTAGAATTGTTTTTATTTTTTACATTAATATCTTCATTAATTTGTGCATCTCTTAATTTAGGATCAAGATTAGCTATAGGAGTTACATCAACTGGTTTTCCTTCTAATAAATCAGATAAAGATTTTACAAGTAATAATCTTCTAGTTTCTGGATCTGTTTCAGAAAGTCTTAACATTATTTCTGAATTAGCTGGATAATATTCTTTATACAAATTAACAGCAGGATCTTCTGTAGAATTTATTCCAGCAGATTCTCTTGCTTGTTGAACTCTTTCTTTAAAATCTACACTTGTTCTAAAATCTTTTAAAGCACCTATACCAACGTGCAATCCTCCTCCAATAATAGTTCCAAATGTTACGTTCAAAAAACTATCCATTAAACCATAATCTGCTTGTTCAGCTTGTGCTACGCCATAAACAATAGGTTCTATTAATGCAGCTCCAAATGCTCCTTCAACAACACCTTTGGCAAGTCTAGCAGTAGTAAATCCTTGTCGTGCAACTAAAGAAGCAAATCTAGCTTGACCAACAACAGGAACAAATGCAGATGCAATGTTAAGCGGATCTGCCAAACTAACTCCCAATCCTGTTGCAAATTTTAAAGTACCAGCTACAACACCTGTTTGACCACGAGCAAGTCTATTTGCTCTGTCTATTTCTTTTAATTTACTAGCAGATAAAAGATCAACAGTTGATTGTTTTTCGTCTTGTTCAAATAATAATCCAATATTAGAATATTTTTTATTTAATTCCTCTTTTGGAATTAATGGTTCATCTTCTGTAGAAGGATAAGCACCAGTATAAAATTCATCAATTTCATTACTAACACTTCCTCTTCTTGAAGCAGTTAAATTTCCATATCTAATTAAAGATGGTGTTGCACTAAAATTCCAAGCGTCTTCAGCTGTAACTCCTAAAGTTTCAGATAAAGTTAATTTATACTTATCAAAACCTATGGCTTGAGCATTTTCTTCTGTGTCTAAACCAAAACCTATATTAGGCATATATTATTGTAATATTATTTTTTTACTTTTAAAACCAATGTCTTTTTCTATTATTTTTGAAAAATCAATATTTTCATTTGAATTTGGTAATTTAGATGATGTGTCATTAAAATTTATTTTAATTTGTTCACCTTTTTTATTATTTAATATTCCAATGCTACCATCATAAAATTTTACAGCTAAAACCAAACTATTACCATCAGCAGAATTAATCCACATTCCATTTTCTTTTATTTGATTTTTCATACCTTTGTCTAAAATATCTTGAGAAATTTTTTTGTCATTTGATTTAAAAGATTCTAAATCTAATTTATCTATATTAGCATCTTTTATATAACTTGCTTTTCTATCTATATGCTCAATTTGAGCTTTAGTTAATCTTTCATTATTGTAAATTCTTGGAATAAAATAAGTATCTCTAAAAACAAAATTATCATTTATATAAGATGTAGATTCTTTTACAGCATCATCCATACTCATTCCTCTAGACATCTTGTTTGCGGCAACATAAGTTAATACTTCTTGTATGTTATTTAATTTTTTGTTTGCAACAGATGTTACAAATGGATTTCCCATCATAACAACTTTTCTAAAATCAGTTAATTGATTAGCAATTTCTGATTGTAATGATTTTTTAGATTCTGTTGTAGTTGATATATATTTATCTAATCTATCTCTTTCTTCTTTTGTATCTATACTTAATGCTTGTTTAGCAAAATTTGAATCTCCTAAATAAGAAACAAACTCAGCTGTTATTGGTAATCCATTTTCAGGTTCTGTTAATTGATTTAACAATCTGCCATAATTATCTCCATATGTTTTTTCTAAATCACTAAGATATTTAATTTTTCCATTAACATCTTGATTATTATAATCTTGAACTATTCTAGCAGCATCTTGTTGTGGTAATACTTTAATTTTCTCATCATTAACTCCTATTAATTTTTGAGCATCTATAACAGAACCAATGTATTTTTGAAATTTACGATCTTTAATTACAGGATCTGTTTCGTTAGTAAAGTCAGAGTATTTTTCTTTAACATTTTGATTAAATTGCATAACAATAGAAGCTGGATCTTTTTTTAACATCTCATCTTTTTTAGATGCAAAGTTTATAAGTTTTTGTTTCATTTCTAAATCAAACGCTTCAGAACCTGGTCTAATTGGATAGTTAGCAATAATAGAAGATTCTGTTCCTATTTTTGCATTAAATATTTTTGCAGATTCTCCTTTAAATATTATTAATCCAGATTCTTTTTCTTTAAAATCTGCGTATGCTTGTTGTCCAAGTATTGGTTTAATTGATTTTTCATCAAATTTACTAGGCATACCTGATTCAATCAAAGCAAAATGATTTTTCATTCCATCCATCACAGCTGGTCTAGCATCTGAATTAGCCTCATTAATTAATTTTATTCTTTTTTCACCAATAATATCTGGATATTTATTAGCATCATTAAGTTTAATAGCAGTTCCAACAGGATCTGTTCCCATATCTCTTTTTGCTTCTAATGTTTGAACTATACTTGGTATTTCTCTTATTTTTTTCTGATATGTATCTTCATCAATAATAAAATCTTTTCTTAAATCTTGATATAAAATACCTAGATCTGAATACATAGTTTCTTTTTGTAACTGATTGTCAGAATATAATCCTGTTGTTAAAATTCTTTGTTCTTTAATATCTGCTTGATTAATTCTATCTTGGATTAAATTTTCTCTATTTTTTATTACAACAGAAGATAATTGTTTTTTTTCTTCAACTAAATAATTATTAAGAAATAAATTTTTTACAGAACTGCTTGGAGCTTGATCTGCATATTTTTCTTTAATTTGTTTTGAATATTGTAAAAATATATCTGAACTTGTTATTGGATCTGCTGATTTAGAAATCCTTGCTTTTGTTTCTTCTAATTCAATAGATGCTTTATTTTCTAATTCTAATGCTTGTGTTTTTTCAACAACAGCTTGTTCTTTTGCATAATAATCATTTAATGTTTTTATAACTGGTTCTAATGCAGATGCTGGAGATCCAACTCCAGATAATGGAACTTGAAAAGAAGTTTTAATGCTAGCAGATTCAGCAGTTGGAATTCCTTGAGCTGTAAATGTAGGTATCTTTGGCATTAGAATGATCCTTCTGATCCAGTTAATCTTGTGTTAATTGGTGAGTATGTTGGTGAAGATGAAAATATATTACCAGCACTTGTTAATAAACTTGATCCAGCACTTGTTCCTAAAAATGCACTTGCACCTTTAAATAAAGTTCCCATTGCAGTCAATCTTCCAGTTTGTCTAGCCATATCGCCTTGTATTCTGTAGAAGTTTCTTTCTTCAATTTTTCTAGCCTTTGCTACACCACCATCATATTCAATAAGATCTCTTTGTAGTTCTGCTTCAGTAGCATTAGCCATTTGTATTCTTAATGATGTTCCAGATCCTTGTTCAACTCCAGCTTTTGCAGTTGATACTGTAGTTTTTCCAACAATTTTTGCGTAGTCTTTATTAAACTGATCAAGTTTGTATTCTGTTTGTTTTTCTATTGCACCAATTTCTTGATTTGCAATTTCTGCATTACGATTTTGTACTGATTGATTAAATTTACCAATAGCATTTTGTTGTCTTGCTTGAACAACACTAAATCCTAAAGAAACATATGGTACAAATGGTAATGCTGCTGCCATTAGTAAATCCTCGCAAATCTATAATGATCAGCACCATCAAAACCATAGTGCTTCATTAATCCTTCATTAGTAAATCCTAACCACTTAGCAAATCTAATTCCAATTCCAAAATCAGTTCGTACTGCAGTTTGTAATCTTTTAATATTATTTGTTTTAGCTAAATGATCTAAATTTTGTTTAACTGCTTTTGCAATTGTTATTGGATAGTTCCATACATCATTTTTAGCAAGAAACCAACCTTCAGCTACATTACCCCATATTCTTTTCATACCAGCTGCAGCAACAACCTTATCATTAATTAATCCTGTAAATGCTAAGCCATCTTGTTCTAAGCTCATACATTCAATGTTATTATCTTTTTTAATATACTCAGCATCTTGTTGAGTAAGCATGTGGTTCATTTGGGATTCCATGATTATTTTACCATGATTTTGTGTATAAGGAATTATAATTAATCTATTAGTCATTTGTAATCAATTCTGGGTATAACGATAAAATTGTTAAAGGTAAAGGTTGAGTTTGACGTACAAAGATAAAACCATCAGTTTCATAGTTACCTCTAAACTCTACTTCTTTATCACCTGTGAATACTGGGATAGCTTGATCCATAGGATTAGCAGAAGATCTAAATGGTATAGCTTCCATATTGTTAAGATCTGGACCAACTTCTACACCAATAGATTCATATAATCTAATAGAGATATTAAATATTCTTTTTGTCTTAGCTTGAGATGTGCCATTTTGAGCTCCAGCATCTAATCTCATAGTTTGTAATAGTGATGTATATTTTAATCCAACTTTAACTTTAGTAGATGATCTTGCTAAAGTAATAGATCCACCAGATACAGTTCTATCTGGATGTGTTGCACCATTTGCTAGAACAGATACAACTTGTCCCTCAAGATGATCTAATCCAGAAATAGTAGTAGTTGCAGATCCAGAGTAAGCAAGTTGTGAATCTAAGAAATTAAATTCTGTATTGTCTGTTTCATTAAAATCAAATTGATTGATGTATTCAACATAACGTCTTGTTACACCATTGATTGTTCTTTTGATAACAACCCATGTTTGATATTCTTTATCATCTGTAGGAATCGTAGCTATAGATTCGCATACAGCAATACCTGTACTAAATGCACCACCAAATATATGTTGATGCCAAGCAACAACTTGTTGTTCTCTTTGATAAGTTAAACCAACTAATCTTCCATCTGATCTAACACACCAAATAACTTGATTAGGTTCTTGTTGATAAGACATAGAATTAATTCCAGATTCTGAAATATGTTCAGCAAGAATAGTCATGTCAGGTGCAACATAACCATCAACATCAAAGTTATAAGCTAGTTCTCTAATCTTTCTTTTAGCTCTCTGTAAGAACAGAGTAACGTTACCTACTGGTATAGCATCTATATTTGCACAACCATGATTAGATTGTTTTTTAATAAGAATGTTTGTTGGAGTTACAGGATCATCTGTACCACCACCTGATACTGAAAACTCACCACCTACTGTGCCAACGATTAGTGTTCGTGTTGCAGATAAAAATCTAATTGCATTAACTTGGTTAGAAGCAATGGTATAAGTAATTGCATCATCGTCTGCTACTGTACCATGATAATTCTCATCAAAGTTTTCATAATCACCTGATTTAGAAAAATATAATGTTTGAGGATTTTCTGTTGTACCTGCAAATACTAATCTTTGTTCAAAGAAAGATACGCAAGAAGGATAACCTGTTGTTTTGCTCCAAGCTCCTAATGCCCAGTCGGTTGTTGCAGAAGTTGTAGATAATGTTTCAATAACATCTGCTACTACAACAAGTGTACTAGATACTGTTATTATTTTTGCTAAACCTTTTCCTGTTCCTAAATGAATTAATCTACCAACATCTGTTGATTGAAATCCTGTATCACCATTAATCCCAACAATATCAGATGCAGTAATTGTAATTCCACTACCAGTTGTTGCTGACGCAGTTAAAGTAGTTACTTCAATATTATGATCTAATAGTGGTCCAGCTGTAAATTCAACTTCATCTAAATACCAACTTGTATGACCAGTTCTTGATAATTTATGAATAGCATAATCAGGATGACAAATGTACATAACGTCAGCTGATTGAGCAAATTTTAAATCTGCTAGATCTGCTGTTTCAAATGGAGTTGCTAAAGTATAAACTCTATTAAATACTCCACCTGATGTATAAGTTGTGTAATTAGTTGTATTAACATTATTGCCATCAATATCTTTTAATTCAAATGTAGTTAAAGTTTTATTTGAAACTATAAATCTTTTTCCATTTACTTGTGTCATTCCACCAACTCCAGAAATAACAATAGTATCTCCATTATTAATTGATGTTGTTGAACCTTTAATTACAATAGTTGCTGAATGAGGATTATCTAATGTTCCAGTTGTAGTAAAAGCTCCTGGATCTTCTATATTAGAATTAACTTCTCTAGTTGCTGTTGCAAGTCTTACATGAGTTGTTGTTCCAGCAGAAGGATCTCCAATAGTTTTTAAATTAGTATAATTAGTTGGTGCTGCAGTAAAAGCATTATTAGATTGTCTTGTTGTACATGCAGCAATAAATAAATTCTTTGTTGAACTCCAAGATGTAGTTAATGATGGTGGATCGTTTACGTTAGTAGCTGCAAAAGATGCTTCTGGTGTTCCTTCATAATTAGATATTCTATAAGTAATTGCAGAAACATGAGATGATGTTACTGTTAAATCAATATGATTAGTTTCTGATCCATCTGATATTTTATAATAGATATAAGAATTTCCTGTTGATGATCTTGATGAAAGTAAAGTCCAGCCAGTTGGAGTTGTTGCAGTTGCAGTTGAACCTAATTTAACAACCATAATTAATAAATCACCTGTAATAATATTAGATGGCATAGTTACTGGAGCTGTAGTTACAGCAGTACCTGCTGATGTATAAACTGCAGTTGATTCAACAACTGGATAAGATGATGTTGAGAATGATCCTGTTACAACACCAGGATTAGCTTTTGTAATTCCTGTAATTGTTAAATTGCTTTCTAATATTGAACCACTGTCTTTATAAAATCTTATGTATTCATTTCCAAATTCTAAAATGTAAGTTTGTGTTGTTGAAAATTCAAAAGGAACTAATCTTGTAAATGCTGATGATGTTTTAACTTCTGCTACAAATGTTGTACCTGGTCTTCTAGCTGCAGATCCATGAGGATAGACAACCATGTTTTGTAATGTCTTACAACCAGATGCGTATTTAGTTAGATCATTTCTACCATCTAAACGTGGTGATAATTCTCCACCTGTAAAGTTTGTTAATTGAACAGCAACTCTAGCCATGGTTTTTAAAACCTAGAGTTGATAAACGTATTTGAATCTACTACAGATGCCATACCCATTTCTTGATCTGTATTGTATCCTTCTGTTGAATCTACGAATCTAGCATCTTTTAATTTCTCTTGATACAATGAATACATTTGCTGAGCCACTGGATTAGATGAGGTTACTGCATAAGCAATATCAGCAGCTAACGCAGCACTTAAAACTTCTCTTAGTAATTGATCGTATTCGTTAGGATCTTCAACTCTTGATATGTATAATATTTTCATAGAAGATGAATGAGATAAAATCTTTCTTCCTTCTACAACGTGATCAGATTCGTAATCTAAAATTTTAATTAATCTTAAACAGTCTGATGGTAATGTAAATTGTTTTGTAAATCCCCAAGCTGGTGTTTCTGTATCAGCTGGTAGTTGAACTCGTTTTAATAAACAGTTCCAAGGATGATGTCTAAATACTGCATCTCTTACATTCAAATATCTAGCATTGCAAAGTCTTGCATTTTTAGAATCTTCTGTAAGTGTTAAGATTGTAGATGCACCTAATTGATTTAAAGCTCCATTACAAATTTCTACTACTGATGCCATATTAATCTTTCTTTATAATATATTTACGTCTTAATTGTCTAGGTTTAACCAATGCAAAGATCTCAGCCTCTGTAAGTTCTAAGTCTTTATCAAAACCATGATGTGCAGTTGATGTATGTTTAAATCTATCAACTAGAACATAACGATAGATATAATCTTTATTTTGGAAATGTAAAATGGTTTTTGGTTCGTTGATTTTTTTCATGATTGATAGTGGGGATTTTACACCCCACTATAAATATATCTTTTAAATTAAGCTACTACGTAAAAAATAGCGATTTTAAAAGTACCAGTTGATGTACCAGTAGTAGTGATAATAATATCAGTTTGAGCTGAATATTCATAACCAAAACCATCAATAGCATTCAATCTAGTGATTGTTGCTGCAGAGTCAGTTGCAGTTGATGTGATAAATCTATCATCATCACTTGCATCACCAACTTTAGCAGTTGTGCTTGTACCCATGTCATCAGCTTGAAGGATTACATCATATACAATTGCACCAGCTGGTAATGTAGCAACATAAATACTTCCTGCTGCTAAAGAACTAGCTTCATACGTATCGTACTGAACTCGTAAACTTCCACCCCATTTAGATACGTCAACCATATCTTTTGGTGTGTTCTGACTTAGTTGGTAATTTACTCCATTAGCCATAGTGTTCTCCTATTTGTTAGTTATTATTCGTCGCACGCAATTTCGACAACTTTTTCTTCTTCCATACGAGTAGCACCAATGCTCATAGCGTAGTAAACTTGAGTGCTGTATGATTTGTCAGCTCTCTCATCAATTCTAGCTATAACATCTTGACCAACTGCTAATTTAATAGCGTCAGCTGTGAATGCGTATGCAAGTCTGTCGTCTGTATTTGTTGCGTCAAATTTTAATCTATTAGAAACGATGAATTTAAATCCTAAGAAAGAATCTAATTGTCCCTGAGCTAGAGCTTTAACAGTGTTAAAGTCGCTAGAAGTTACTTCAGTTTCATTTAATAGATTGCTAATTTGAGTTGGTCCACACACGAAGAATCTAGGTAAACTAGGATCAACGTCTGCTAAGTCCAATATCTTTTTAGCTTCTAAAAGTTTATCAACAGTCAAACCTGTAGTTTGGTTTGATGCAGAATATGGCTTTTGTCCAGCTGGTAATGTAACAGAAGTAGATCCTGTTTCACCAGTGTACGAAGTACCACCTAATGCAGCGATGATTACATCGTCCATAGCTCTTCCCATAGCAGCAGCCGCAGCTTTTGCGTAAGAAGAAGTTGGATCAATTAATAATCTAACTTTGTCTGCATTGTCTATTAGATCAGCCCACTCGTAATCTGCAAGACTTACTCGTCTTCTAGAGTGTGGCGTATCAATCTGTGGAGTATCAGCGTGTCTAGAAGCTCTTAGAACAGCAGTTGTTTTACCAACTTGATCAAAGAACGCATTCTTTCCTACTACTGACTCAACATCCACAGCTCCTCTTAGTAATGATCCCATTTGCTGAGATAACATTTGTACGTTTGAACTGTACTGCTGTACAAAAGCAGTTGTTATTTGATTTGACATAGTGTCATTTCCTTTATGTTAAGTTAAGTTTAAGTTTAGTTTCAGAAAGTTCCCCACCAAAAGATAGGCTATCTTGCATTTAACGACTGTTAGTCGGTTGTCTTTCCAACAGGCATGTAAGGTTCTAATAGAATTGTCTTACAATTTCTAAGGCGATTTAATTAAAAATCACCCTAGAAATCGCAATATAGTATTTTTGTTTTGATTGCAATAGAATTATTGCGTTAGCATTTCTCTTAATGCAAGCACCTGATTTACCACTTTATTGTGGTTAGGGTGCATTTTATTCCAATAAGCACCTTGCTTATCATTAGTTAACTCATCAATTTCTTTTTCAATATCTCTACCTTGAAGAACATTTTCGGCTTCTGTACCGATAATTTTATCTTCAGATAATAGATTAGCAATATTAGCAAATGCTTTAATAATCTTTGGATTATCACCTAATCTAGATCCATCTCTTAATTGAGTATCAAGAAGTTCTGGTTCTAAATAAGTTTGAGCAACATTGGCAGCTTTTCTTAAGTTGTCATCGTATGCTCTTCCCCATTCAGCTCTTAAAGCATTAGTAGCTTCAGCTTGTGCAGATTCCATATTCACTGCCATTTCTTTTGCTGAACCTTCTAATGTTGATTTATAAAACTCTAGAATACCTTGAGCTTGTTTATTATTTAAACCTAGCTTGTGAGCATTCTGTGCGAATCCTTTGATTATATTTTCATCAACAGGAGCAACATCAGTTTTAAGTTCTAAAGTATATTTATCAGGAGATTCTGGTCTGCCTAATTTATTATATACTTCATTCCACTGTTCATCTGTTGCAGACTTTCCTGGAAGAGGAATCTTATCAGTTCCAATCATAGATACTGCATTGATGTAGCTTTTAGCTAGTGCATCTAATTCAGTAAACTTTTCTATATTTGGATTTGATCTGTACTCTTGTGAGATTGCTTCTTTCCAAGTCTTACCAGAAAGTGGTTGAGTTGGTTGTTGTGTTGAACTTAGTATTGGTGTTGCTGTTGCGGTTGTTTGTTCAGTTGCAACAGGCTGAGTTACCTCAGTTGTCTGTATTTGTTCTGACATTTATTTTCCTTTTAGTTTATCATTAAGCAGCATGTTTTTAATAAATAGAAGAACGCTGCGTTGTCCCTCCATATATGCACTTTCATGACTATCCCCTCTTACGTTAGTGGTAGCATTATAGTGGCATCTCTTTTCTAAATCTTGCATGACTTGTTTGCCATGATCAGATTCAAAAACTATTTTATATATTTCTTTTAATTTATTTACTTGGTCTTCCATTTATTTTCCTTTCAGTTGTTATTCAGATCTAACGAGTGCTTGTGCCTCCTCAGGTAATGCTTTTGCTAGTGGAGCTATTTGACCACCAGCTTGTGCAACTTGTTGTAACTGTTGCATTTGCATTTGTTGATCTGCTTGTTGTTGTTTCTGTTGTCTTATCGCATTAACTTCTGATTTAGAGTTTAATACTTTAGCAGGAACACCTACGATGTCAGCTAAGTGTGTAACTAAATTATCAATATTGATATGATCAAATACTGGAGATACTTGTGCAAGTGATCCAAATATTTCAATTGCTCTCATAATAGATTGTAATTCAGAAGCTCTTTGTGCTTTAGCTAATGGTGATACATATTCAATTTGAATATCTTGACCAGCTAAAAATTCTGGTGCTGGTCTAAATAGTTTCTTTCTAAGTAGAATAGCAAATGTTCTATCAATCATTGGTCTTAATAATTCCGACTGCAGTCTTCCAAGAACTGGACCAAGTAATCTCATCTTTTCTTCGTTACGTTGCACAACTTCTGTTGCAGTCATTTGTGGACCATTCTGCATCATTAATTGATTTACATAGAAAGCATCTCTAATTGCATTTCTTCTTTGCTCTTCCATGTTTAAACCTAGTGGATTATTTGCACCAATGTTTAATGGTTCAATTCTATCTCTAGTACCTGCTCTATAAAAATTTAATCCACCTGGTACTGTTCTTACTGGTAATATAAATCCATCATCAGGAACTAATAGTGGAGGATCAACTTGTTTTTGTGCAGCTTTAATAGTTGTCTTAGACATTTCATTTAACATCTTAACATCTGGCAATGCAGTCATTGCAGGTG